TGAAATCTTAGTATAAGATTTGCTTTCGCCGCCGTTATGTCTGGATAATGCACCCCATGCACTACTACTTGAGCTATTGCATGTTGTACAAGTTGCATTACACAAGTTGCTCGAACTTATTTTAACAAGAACTTCGCTGTATTTGCCTTGTTTTACATCTTGTTCAATGAATCTAATATCTCTGTCAGCATAAAAATCCATGGCAACATTTTTTAATAGTCTGTCACTTTGAAATCCTTTATCTTCAATATTCCAGCAAGCCGTACACCATTTACTGCGTTTACCATCGAGCATGTCTTGTCTTATTTCATCTATGTCGTATCCAGATGGCAATAAACAACAATGACTGCCGCCAACTTCTTCATAGTATTCATATCCAAAAAATGGCAATACACAAAAATAATCGTTGTTAAAATCATTCATAGTACTATTATATATTCACTTTTTTTATAAATCTATCTATAACTGGTATAAATAAAACGTTGCAATTTGCAACACTTGGCACAAACAAAAGAATTTAGGCAAAAAAGAGGCACACAATGAAGTTACCTAAGGACGCAACGGCTCAATTAGAACGATTACTAGGCAGATTCATAAGGCATATTCCGAACAATGCTGAATATCATAACAGGCTTATCGAAGAACTAGAGATTATTCTCAAACTTCGTTTCGTCGATTACTTCCTCACAATTTGCGATGTACTGACGCTAACCCGTGACATTACTCATATGACTCGCGGTTCAGCAGGGTCTAGTCTCGTCTGTTACCTACTGGGTATTACAGACGTGGATCCCATAAGATGGCAAATACCGGTTGCACGTTTCCTAAATCCTTTGAGAGATGATTTACCAGATGTGGACATAGACTTTCCACATTGGCAACAAACTGCTGTAATGCAACGGATATTTGATAAATGGCCCGGCAAAAGTGCCAGGATCAGCAACTATGTTACCTACAAGGAGCGTGGCGCTCGTAGAGAAGCGGCACGCCGTCTTGGCGCATCTGGTAAACTTCCTCGCAATTTTAAATACGAAGATTTAGACATCGACAAGGAAGAAGCAATGAGAATCGAAAGAAAACTAATAGGCAAAAAGAAAGCAATATCAAAACACTGCGGAGGCATACTTGTATTTGATCACAAGATCCCAAAAAGTTTAATCAACGCAGATAATCAAATACTACTGGATAAGAATGAAGTAGAAGATCTGGAGCATTTAAAAATAGACATACTTGCTAACAGAGGACTCAGTCAACTACTGGAAATAGATAGCGAAACACCACTGGAAGCATATCCAGAACAGGACTTTGAAACAAGTCAGATGCTTTGTAGAGGAGAAGTTATCGGCGTAACACAAGCAGAGTCGCCAGCAATGCGCAGACTGTTCCAAGCAATACAACCGCAGAGTAAATCAGACTGTGTGTTTGCTACTGCACTTATACGACCTGTTGCTACTACAGGCAGACAAAAAGCAGCGTTTTTCCAGGACTGGACTGAACAACGCCTAGAGGATACTATCGTATATGAAGATGATGCTATCCGTAAAATAGCAAAACTTATCAACTGTGACATGTATGAAGCAGACATGTATCGTCGTGCGTTTGCAAAACGTGACGAACAAAAAGTTATGCAGTTTATGGAGCGTATGGGCGACAGTGAACACAAAGAAGAGATTATACAAGAACTATATGGACTGGGTAACTTTGGATTATGTAGGGCACACGCTGTAAACTTAGGTAGACTTATATGGGCACTTGCTTATAACAAAGCACACAATCCAAAAGAGTTTTGGCGTGCCGCACTTAAACATTGTCAAGGTAGTTACAGACGCTGGGTACACAAAACAGAAGCAAAAAATGCTGGCTGGGATCTGCGTGACTTGGGATATGAAAACGGGATAACACAAACACCACAACAACAATACAAGCGTTATGGTTATTGGACTCAACCAGAATTTATGCCTAGTATGTTTGTACAGGAGACCTGGGGTGATAGAGTAAACTTTGCAGGGCTAGTTGCCAATGGGCGTGTGTTTCGAGGAGAACAAGGACGCTATGTTACATTTGTAACACTGGGTGTAAACAATGGCGAATATGTGGATGTAACTATTAAGAAGCCGTTTGGCTACAGGGATCATGATGTAGTTGCAGGCAGTGGTAAGATACGCATGAGCAACGGTGCTCGTTATATTGATTGCTATGATGCAAAAGGCTACAGACTAGATCAGTATCTTAGTCACTAGTTTTAAGTCCAGCAAGCATGTTTTTTAGTTTACTGCTTTGTACACTTGCGGTGATCTTCCCTGCAGGATCATCGCCTGCATCAACTACGCCGCCATTATCTTTGTTCTTAAGTTGATCATAGATACTGCTTGACTGTTTCTTAAACTGTTGGTATTCTTCATCTTCACCTAAGTCTCGGATGCGTAGACTTTCAATGTCAAACTCCAGATCAATCTTTTGACCAACGCCGCTACTACTTCTAGTTTTCATTAACTGTATCTGATAGCGACCACGCTCGCGCATTGCACGACTTGTAAAGATACCAAACACGTTATCCGCTGTGTTAATTTTACTAAGTCCACCACTGATGTGCGAATGATCAAACTCTATTTCATCAACTGCACCTCTGTTCAACTGCGATGCTGTAACAAACACACAGTCTAGTTCCTTAGCCAAGTTGCGTAGTTCTTCACTTACATACTTGTCTTTGACAAACAGATCACTTGGGCTTACTTTAGCACTTACTGGCATAAGCAAATCCAAGTAATCAATCAGCAAGAAGTCTACACTCCAGTTATTTTTTATTTGTAGTTCTTTTAAGAATGATCTAATATCATTAACATTGCTCTGGGCTGGCATGTATTTGATTTGCAAGTTACCTGCTTTCTTGCCTGTCATCTTAACTTTCATCTCAACAGTATCCAAGTCTTTGAATACCTCTTTGGTGCTTACATTTGTAAGCATGCTATCAATACGCATAGCACTTAGACCTTCGCTAAGTTCCAGTGTCAAATACACACCATTTAGTCCTTGTGTTACCCAGTTAACTGCTAGGTTCTGCATAAACAAACTTTTACCTGATCCTGATCCACCTGCAAAAATATTGAGTTCACCTTTGTTCATGCCGCCAAACAGTTTACGATCCATAGCGGGCCAGCCTGTGCTAATCTGTCCGTTATTGTCTTTGAGAGCCATAAGTCTTGCTCTCGGATCTTCAAAGTAGTCTGTGCCCATGTCTTTTGTAAGACTTATTTGCACTGCGTCTTTGATAATCTTTTCAACTGGTTCGTATTCGCCTTTCTCAAGCAGGTCTGCACTCTTGAGAATAGCACGTTCTAGTTCCTGTCGCTTAGTGAATCCTTCAAACTCTACAAGGAACCAGTCGTTATGGCTTTCATTAATATCAGGTACAGGCTTTAGTTCTACACCTGTTACTGCTTGTATCTGTTGTGCAGTAGGTAATGCACCATGTTCGTCACTGTGTTCTTTTACAAACACTGCAGTATCATGTAAACTGCGATCAAAGTTATCTACGTTATAGATGTTCTGTACACGCACAAAGTTCTGTGCATCATGCAACATCATTTCTAAAAATAACTTTTGTAAGTCTGCTGTATATTCTTTATTCATAATATTTTTTAATTTCTCCACTAGTAGGAAATTTATTTAAACCATAACACTTTAATTCAATTCCACGTTCTCGCAAATGATATTGTATTAAACTTTCGAGAACTAAGTCTCCAAACAAGTCTACATCGTAATTAGCCTTGTCTAGTATAGTATCTTTATATTGTACATAATTTTCCCATTGTTGCCAAATTTTATTTTGACCATACTGCCAATCGTTTATTTTTTGTTCAAATCTATCGTTATCAACTATATTACATCCAATATGCTGTATAACCTCGAGATTAATCTCTTTAAAATTATCAAATATATCCCGTGTGTCAATACAATAAAATCTTAAACTTTTTGCCAAGTCCCATTGAGTTTTCATCTCTGATAACCACCACTGCGGAACGGTTAAACTAAAGTATTCTCTCCATTCCCAATGATCTAACTTTTTCTCATTCCAATTTTTCATTCCAGGTTTCAATGCTTCTATTAGGTCTTGCACCAGTAGTCCAGTCTTTTGTTGAGTAATTAGTGCAAACTCAATACTAGTAGGATTGCAAGGCCCTAGATAAAAAAAACGTTGTTCAGTTGTATATTCTTGCGAAATGTATTCAAATATTTCTTTTCCTTTAAAATCTAACATAGGAACTATGGGTGTAAATATATTATCAGTTGCCGGTTCAAAGTTTGGATGCATTAACTGATGTTTATCTAAAGGATGCCACTGTTTATGTCCGTGTCCATTTACTAGACTAGGATCTTGTCTATTAAGTGCAATATCTGCGTTAAGAGGTAACGTATTGAGATCTGTACAACTACGCAATATTAATTCTATGGTGCTGGCAGCACTGCCGGGAACAAAACTTAACCAGATATTCATTGACACTTTCCACAATTAAAAACGCAATAGTCATAGCGTTCAGTTTGTATTGTACTATAGAATTCATCAAAGTACTTAATTTGTTCTTTTAGTTTAGTTGTTGTTATTTTATGTTTATCACGATTCTTCCACCAACTATTTTTGTAATAAAATTCATAGTGCGAACTAAAACAACAAGGTACATAATATCCGGCGGCACTGATATAATGATGTTTGTTGTCTTTGCACTTTGGATCTATATCAAAGTCTTTTACACCTTCTTTTTTATATGACAGTTTTAGTGTGTCCGAAGGTCCTGTGTATTCAGTTGGTTTAAGTGGATCATTTATAAGCCAACGATCACTGGGTGTAATCCAAAATCTATCAATACCAAGTGACTTACTAAGTTCTCTAGCCTTTTCTACACTATGTTCATTAAAACTAAAAGGTATGTATTTCCACGCTGTACTAGCCGGTCCTAGCACACATTCTTGGATACCAACTAGTATACTATCCCAGTCTGCATTTACTCTATATTCTGTAAAATTTTCAGGGATGCCATCAATACTAAACCTTACTTCATCTGCTGAACGTAGTATGCTATTTAAAGTTTTCCACCATTTACGACTCTTGTAACTACCGTTTGTAACTATTGATAAACGTTCACATTTACTAGTTAACATTTTTATTAACTTTAAAAATTCTCGATGATATATAGGATCACCTAAATTGCCGCAAATGCTAATGTTATCAACTGGCACATCTATAAATTGTTCTAGTGCATCTATATCTATATCGTTAATACTGAACTTTTTTTTTTTGAAAATTTATCTATAAACGTTGTGCGTTCACATCTAAGACAACCAAGTGTACATCTGCTTGTAGGTTCTAAATGTAGACTAACCAAGACGTTTTCTCATTAAATTAATTTTTAAACTCATTGTTTGTTTTGCATCAACGATACTTTTTAGTGTAAACAGTTTTCCATAACGTACAACTGCATCGTTTATATCCTTTACATCTCTTTCCCATTCAGGGAAACTAACACTCCATCCATACTCAAGTGCATCGTCAATAAGCCTTTGTCCTGCACTGTCTCTGTCTGGTACTAGTATAACTTCACGAGCAAGTGTGTCTATAATTTCTGCTTGTGTCTCACTAGCGTTATTACTTAATATACCAACACCGCCTATACACATTGCATCTAATATGCCTTCAGTAACAATTACAAACTTTGCATTAGGCAACTGATCGTCCATGCCATATACATAACCAGTATCGTAACTGTTGTGATACTTTGGCTTACTGTTTTCATCAGTTGTTCTTGCAGTGTATCCGATTAGTTTGTTTTTATATGTACAAGGAATAATAAAACGTTTCCACATGCCTGCAGGCTTAGTATCGCTGTACAATAAATCCGCAGTGTCTAGTCCTCGTTGTTGAACATAGTCTTGTATGTGTTGCGGAGCTTCTGTCAGTGCTACTGTATTATCAGGCAAAGGTCTAGATTTAAATTTTATTTCAAACTTTTCTTCTTCAACACTGTCCACTACCACTGTATCTTTTATACGCAATGCTTCAATGTTTAGCATCTGTCGTGTGTTTTCATCTACGTTTAACCACGTCAGTAGTTTACGCATTTTAAAACTAATATGTCTTCCGGGCTGCCAACCTGTTTTAAAGTTGCAGTTAAAGCAGTGATAACTTACTGCATCACCATTTGTAATTACACCGCCTCTGCTACGCTTGTCCATGCTTTCGCCATTGTGATGGCAACATACAGCATTAAACGAAATCCATCCGTTAGTGGTACGCTTTTGCTTGCCAGGCAAGGCATCTATAACTGCTTGTTGTATACTATTCATAACAGTTATATTATACGTTCTTTTGCAAAATCATGCAACCTAATTGTAAAATATTCATGTCCTGCAGCGTTGGGATGCCCCCCACTTGCAACCAAGTCTAGTTTAGGATCATCCTGC